TTTGACGGTAGGACAAGAGACAAAAAACTGGGACAATTGATTCAAGACAGATTGACCGAACCGACTACGGGAGAATGAAATGGGATGGACTAAGCGCCAATTCGTCACGCAAGCCTTTGAGGAAATTGGCCTTGCCTCCTACGTCTTTGACTTGACCCCAGAGCAATTGCAATCCGCACTGCGAAGGCTGGACACTATGCTTGCAGCATGGAACGCGCTAGGCATACGCTTAGGCTACCCTCTGCCATCAAGCCCACAGGACAGCGACTTGGACGAGCAGACTTACGTGCCAGACAGTTCAACTGAGGCTATTTACACCAACCTGGCCATCAAACTGGCACCCAGCTACGGCAAGCAGGTTATGCCAGACACCAAAACAACGGCCAAAGAGTCTTACAACACTTTGCTGTCTCTAGCCGCTATGCCATATGAGCAACAAATGCCTGGCACAATGCCAGCAGGCGCAGGCAATAAACCGTGGCGCGTTTATGACAACCCATTTCTTCGCCAGCCAGTTGACCCACTTCTTGCAGGTCAAGACGGTCAAATTGAATTATATTAAGGTTTAAATCATGCCAACCATCAATCAACTCGCAAGCCTCAGCCAAGTCTCTGGCGGCGACCAACTCCCGATTTACGTGCCAAACAATGGCGATGCTCGCAAGGTATCGGTCAGCCAATTGCTGGCCTACTTTCAAACCGTATTTGCAGCACCAACCGTTTCAACCACCCTGTACACACCTGGCGCTGGATTCAATATCACTGTGCCAACGCCGGTCAGTGAGCAGCAATGGATGCTTATCCAACCCGCAGGCACATTGGCCACAGGAACCGTCACCCTGCCACTGAACACCGGCGTGCCTGATGGCACTCAGGTGCTGATAACTAGCACGCAAACAATTACAGCGTTCACAATTGCGTTAAATGGCGCGGCTGCAATCTTTGGGGATGTCTCCACTATTACTGCTGGTAATGCTGTTCAGTATCGCTACTATTTAGCGACCAATAGTTGGTACAACATCACTAACGAGGCAGCGGGATTTGATGCGGCAATTCAAGATTTTCTAAACAACCCAACAAGCGCCAATTTGCTTGCGGCAATGACCGATGAGACAGGCACTGGTTTGCTGGTGTTTAACACCAGCCCAACCTTTGTTACGCCTGTGCTAGGTACAGTGACTAGCGGCAACATCAGCGCCTGCACAAGCACCAGCATGGTGATGGTCACTCCGATTCTTGGAACCCCAACATCTGGCACTCTTACCTCATGCACTGGCTTGCCGCTAACGACTGGCGTGACTGGTGCTTTGCCAGTTGCAAGTGGTGGCACTGGTGCATCAGGAACAGTGCAGGCATTAAGTGGCCCTGGCGCGGTAAATATCACAAGCCTGGCCACTTCTTTCACTTCGACTGCTACTGGTAATGCTTTGACGCTTGCTGATGGCGCGCAGGGGCAACTGAAAACGATTATTTATGTTGCAGAGGCGGCTGGTGGCGATACTGGTGTTTTAACTCCAGCCAATCTTGGGGGCGCAACCACAATTACTTTTAATGCTGTTGGAGATTCTGCAACGCTTCAGTTTATTGGAACTGACTGGTGGGTGGTCGGATTCCGTGGCGCTGTAGTGGCGTAATGAAAACTCCAGCCTATGCACGCAAAGCAGGACAGAACCCTAAAGGCGGCCTGAACGCTAAGGGGCGTGCTGCTGCTAAGGCTGATGGCATGAACCTGAAGCCTCCGGTTAAGACGGGCGACAACCCGCGCAGAGCATCGTTTCTGGCACGCATGAGTGGTAACGCTGGCCCTGAGTACAAAGACGGTGAACCTACTCGGTTGTTGTTGAGTCTAAGGGTTTGGGGCGCGTCGTCTAAGGCTGACGCACAAGCTAAAGCAAAGAAAATATCAGCCCGAAACAAGGCCAAGTAATGCAAATTCCAATCTTAAACGGGATATTTTCTGACAACACGCCAGAGCTTCGCACCTCGTACCCAGTAAATTTTGTTCCTGTTCCAAAGGTCTCAGGCATCAGCAATGGCTTCTTGCGTCCTGGTGATGGGATTGTGGCCAACGGTACTGGCCCAGGCATTGACCGTGGCGGCATCAACTGGCGCGGCAAACTGTATCGGGTTATGGGCACAAAGCTGGTCGAGATCGACAGCAACGGCGTTGTAACCGAGCTGGGCGATGTAGGCGGCCCGACCAACGAAATGGTCACAATGGACTACGGCTTTGGTCGTTTAGCAATTGCTTCTGGAGGTCGGCTTTACTACTGGGACGAATCATCTTTGGTGCAGGTAACAGACCCCGATCTTGGTCTTGTGCTGGATGTTGTCTGGGCAGATGGATACTACATGACCACAGACGGCAGCTCGCTTGTGGTGACAGAATTGTCAGACCCTACACAGATCAACCCTTTAAAGTACGGCAGCTCAGAGGTAGACCCTGACCCAATCGTTGCCCTGCTCAAGTTCAGAAACGAAATCTACGCGCTAAACCGCAACACCATCGAGGTGTTCGACAACGTGGGCGGCGAGTTTTTTCCATTCCAGCGCATCGAAGGCGCTCAAATCCAAAAAGGCGTAATTGGAACGTTTGGATGCTGCGTATTTGTCAATGGCATTGCCTTCTTGGGCAGCGGTCGAAATGAATCGCCTGGCATTTATGTTGGCGTTAACGCAACCTCCCAAAAACTCAGCACGCAAGAGATTGACCAAATATTGCTTGGCTACACAGAGGCTCAGCTTGTTACCGTCAAGCTCGAGGCACGCAACGACAAAAACCACAATCACCTTTACATCCATTTGCCGGACAGAACCATTGTCTATGACGCTACCGCATCGCAAGCGTTGCAAACGCCCGTATGGTTTACCCTGACAACCAGCACAATTGGTTTTGCACAATACCGCGCAAAAAACATGGTCTGGGCTTACGACAAGTGGCTTGTAGGTGACACGCAGTCAAACGCAATAGGCTATCTAGTCGACAACATTAGCAGCCACTGGGCGCAGATTGTGCGATGGGAGTTTGGCACGCTCATTGTGTACAACGAGGGCAACGGCGCAATCTTTAACGAGATGGAGCTTGTAAGTTTAACCGGCAGCGTAGCGCTTGGCGTTAACCCAATCATTTCGACCAGCTACAGCACAGACGGCCAGTCTTGGAGCCAAGACCGAGGCATCCGCGTGGGCACGACCGGCAACAGCCGCAAGCGCCTGGCGTGGTTTCAACAAGGCCACATGCGCAACTGGCGGATTCAGCGTTTCCGTGGCGACACGCAAGCGCATCTGTCATTTATCCGTCTTGAGGCTCAACTTGAGCCACTGGCCTATTAATGGCAACACAAAAGATAAATCTCACCCGCGACCAGCTTGCCACGTTCCTGAAAAATCAGGAGCAGATCAAGCAGTTTGAAAAGCTGTTTGAAATTGTTGATGAGGTTGCGCCATCCAGCGACACCACAGGCATTAGCATCCAAGCAGGTAATTCTCAAGCCTCTGCTAATGAGGCTTTAGCCTTAATACAAGCTATTAAGCAATCATTAGCAATAGATTCAAGCATTGCAGATCAAAAGGCTACGCAAACATTAGACACACTTGAGCGCATAGCAAATAAATTAGACCTGTTAAGCACAGCGCCTGTTATTGAAAACAACAACAGTGTAGAAGCTGATTACGTTGACTTTGAATTAGGTGCACCTTTTGCTCGTAAGATTGCGCGAATGGGTTGGAATAATACAGACCAGACGCTTAACTTGGGTATGGATTACGGTGTTACCCAACAGATCGGGCAAGAACAATACGCCCGTGTTGGCAACACTACTGGGGTCACGATTACCAATGGTACAGCCGTGGGCTTTGCAGGGGCGACTGCTAACGCGGTTTTAGTTGCTCCTTATTTGGCTAATGGAACACAACCAAGTCTTAATATTTTGGGCATCATGACGCATGACTTACCCGATTCAGGTGAGAAAGGGTACTGCGTAACGTTCGGCTTTGTTCGTGACCTTAATACCAGTGCATTCAGCGTGGGTGATATTCTTTACGTCTCCCCTACTGTTGCGGGTGGGTTAACTAATGTTAAGCCTACAGCACCAGATAACGTCATACCGATTGCCGCTTGTATTGTGTCAAATGCAACGACGGGTGTCATCTTTGTGCGACCTACCATTGCTCAAATGCAATATTACGGCATCTTTGCGCTAGAAACGGACACTAGCCCAGCGGTAATAAACACAGCATACCCAATTGTTTTTGATGTAACCAGAAATGGTAACGGTGTCGTTTTAGGCACACCCGCATCAAGGATTGTTGTGCCACAGTCAGGACTGTATCAATTTACGGCAACATTGCAATTTAGCAGTAATTCTGGGACAGACAAAAACATTTGGGTTTGGTTTCGCAAAAACGGCACAAACATTCCAGACTCGGCGCGGATTGTTACGGTGAGCGTGAATGGCGCATATACTCCGCTATCTGTAGCTGAAGCCGTATCATTGGCAGCAAACGGATATGTAGAGTTAGTCTATGCTGCCGACAGCACAAACGTTACACTTGACAACGTACCCGCTACAGCCTTTGCACCAGTAGCACCTGCTGTGGTAATAGAAGTTACGCAAGTTCAACAATAGAGGATAATTATGACCGTTACAGTAAAACCCCTCATCGGCTCAAAGCAAATGGAGGCCGCGCAAACCACTCAATACACAGTTGTTAATGCCACAGCTATCATTGACAAGTTCACAGCTACCAACACAACGGCTAGCAATGCTCTTATCAGCGTAAACTTGGTCAGCAGCGGCGGTACAGCGGGCGCAGCCAACCTGATTGTTGACAGCCGAGCCATTGCCCCTGATGAAACTTACACTTTCCCCGAGCTAGTAGGCCAAGTCTTGGCAACCGGCGGATTTATCAGCACCACAGGCACAGCAACAGCGCTGACCATTCGCGCATCTGGCCGCGAAGTAACTTAAAGGAACTGCCCGATGAAAGACTTTATGATGATTCCCAAGGGCTTTACCGGCCTGCCGATGGATGAGGCATTCATCACCAACGCAGAAAACAAGAAGAACTACGTCATTGCGGTGGAGGATTGGAACTACGGCCCCGAGGTGCCCACCAACGAGCCAGGCGCAAATAAGGAGTTCTACGCAGGTCTAGCAGAAGCTATGCAATCCGATGAAAAGGAGGCCAGACGCAAGCACTGCTCCAACTGCGGTTACTATGACAACAGCCTAATGGCACAGGTTCGCATCGAGCGCATCCCCCTTGCTGCCTACGACAAGGGCGCAGGCTTTCGTGGCCACTGCGAAAAGCTGGACTTTATCTGTAACGACATGCGTGTTTGCCAAGCATGGGAAGACCGAGAGTATGAAGATTGACCAAATGCTGAAATGTGCGACAATAAAGGCGCTGAGTCATCAGAGCCGCCAGCAACTCTTTCCGACTACGGAGAAAACATGTTGAACGCGGCCATCACTGAAGGAATCACAGCAGCGCACTTGCAAGAGGTTTACTCTGATTCCTACATCACAAAAGTGGGTCACGACCAACGTCCAGCCGCGCCTATTGACCATCCGAGCGTTACATATTTAAGTGCAACCGTAGGCGGTCACTTTGTTGGCGCATTTATGGCCATCCGTTTCTCAAGCATTGAGTTGGAGCTACATTCGCTTTTGCACAAAGCTGCCATTAAGCACTCTCGCGCTCTTGGCCGCGCTTTCCTAGCATGGGCATTTGCCCAACCTATTTTGCGCGTGACCGCTTACATTATTGAAGGCTTAGAGTCGGCAAAGAATTACTGCATAAAACTTGGTATGAAGCACGAAGGCACACGCCGACACGCTTGTGTGCAGGGCGGCATCATTAAAGACGTTTATGTGCTGGGCATGACTCGGCAAGACTGGAGCACATTATGAGTTTTATTGGAGACGTAATTGGTGACGTGGTTGGAGGCATCACCGGCGCAAAGCAAGCTGGAAAAGCAGCAGAAGCCGCAGGCCGAACACAGGCAGCAGCATCGCAAGCTGGTATAGACGAGCAGCGCAGACAGTTTGACGCATTAGTTGAACTCATGGCACCTTATGTTACTGCAGGGCAGGGTGCGCTAGGTGGCCAGCAGGCTTTGATTGGATTACAGGGGCAGGAGGCGCAGCAACAAGCAATCTCAGGCTTTGAGCAATCTCCATTTTTTCAGTCACTTACGCAGCAAGGTGAAAATGCTATCTTGCAAAACGCATCAGCCACAGGCGGTTTACGTGGCGGCAACACTCAAGCTGCGCTTGCACAGTTCCGGCCACAAATGCTGAACGCGCTTATCGAGCAGCAATACGGTCGCCTTGGTGGTCTTTCTGCGTTGGGCCAAGCGTCGGCAGCCGGACAAGCATCGCAAGGCATGTCTTCTGCAAGCAATATTGCAAATCTTTTAGCCAATCAAGGCCAAGCTATTGCAGGCGGTCAAATCGCCAGGGGCAATGTAAACAGGCAGGCATTTGGCGATGCGCTGCAAATTGGCAAAACAATCGCATCGTTTTAAGGCAAAAACATGGCCATCAATCCACTACAAGCACCAATTAATTACGCATCGCAGATGGTTGATCTTACCCCTGCTTTTGCAGGGTTTGGGCAAGCCGTGGCTCAACGCAGAGAACGCACGCAAGAGCAAGCTAGACAAGAAGAAGCCGCGACTATAAAAGCGCAATACGCTACCGACCTGCAAAATGCATTAGCCAACCCAACGCAGAGTTCATTTAATAAGTTGATTCTTACTTATCCGCAACAACGGCAAGCCCTTGAGTCAGCCCGCCAAAGTTTTGGCGAAGAACGCTTGACCAATGAATTCAAGCAAGGCTTTTCTGTTTCGATGGCTTTGGAAAACAACAATCCAACAGTTGCGATGGAACAACTTAAAACCATCATTGCGGCCAAAAAGAACGTAGGCGAGCCGACCCAGATTTATGACCAAGTGTTTGCCGCACTAGAGTCTGGCAACACAAAGGCTGCTCAAGCTGGCGTTAATATGGCGCTGACAATCTTAGACCCTGATCGTTATGAAAAGTCGGTCAAGGCTCGTTTGTCTCAAGCTACCGGCCAAGCAGCCCAAGACAAAGCTATCGCAGACGCTACAACAGCAGTAGCCAACGCGCAAAATGCACCAGAACAAGCCGCAGCAGAAGCCGCACTCGCCACAGCAAACGCCAACAAAGCTAAGATAGATCTTAAATATGCAGAGCGCGCAGCACTTAACAAACTTGAGCAAGACGCTGCAGCCCTTGGCTTAACAAAAGCACAAACTGGCTCAGCCCTAGCTCAAACAAGAAAACTTGGCGTTGATACTCAACAAGCCGCACTTCAACTTGAAGCACTTAAAGCGTCTGGCGGTGTTGACCCCAAGGAAAAGTTTGCTCAAGAAGAAAAAATCCGCAAAGAATATCAAGTCCGCAACAAAGTTTATGGAGAGTTGCAGGGTACTTTTGGAAATATTGAATCGTCGTCCAAGTCTGCCAACGGTCCAGGCGACATTGCGCTTATCACTTCATTCATGAAAATGCTTGACCCTGGCTCAGTTGTGCGCGAGTCAGAATTTGCCACTGCCCGAGACACGGCTGGTCTTTTCACTCAATTACAAAACAGACTGGAAAAGGCGCAAAGCGGACAATTGCTCAGCCCTAAACAGCGTTTGGAATACGTTGATTTATCTAAAAAGTATTTGAATTCTGCCAAAGACAAAGCAGCGCAAGAAAAGAGAGACTTGGGCCTTGTGGTAAAAAACTACAAGCTGAATCCTGAAAACGTGTTTGGCCAAGAAACTGGCACAGGCTCGAACCGCAACGTTACGGTGGATTACTAATATGGCATATTCCATCACGACAAAAGATGGCATCACAATCAACAACATTCCAGATGATGTTGCGCCAGACTCAGCCGACTTAAAAGCGCGGGTTGCGTCAATTCGTGCCGGTGGTGGGCCTGCTGCTTTAGAGGCTTCAGCGCCAGAGCCACAACCAGAAATGGGGTTTTTTGAAGGTATTGCTGAGTCGGTCACAGGAAGCGCACGCGCAACCCCAGAGACCCAAACTCTGCCAGAGTGGACATCAATGCCAGAACTCAATCAAATGAGCGTGGCATCCTTTAAAACGGCGCTTGGCACGCTTATGAGCAACCCCAAGGAAACGGTGCAGATTCTGCAATCTAATTTTCCTGGTGTACAGGTTCGTCAAGATGCTAAAGGCAATTACTTGATGCGCTCGTCAGTTGACAATCAGGAATATGCCATCCCACCAGGTCTTACGATGGGCGATGCGCCACGAGCTATAGGTGCTCTTGCAGCCTTTACGCCAGCAGGCCGAGCAGCAACCATCCCAGGCGCATTTATTGGTGCGGGTGCGACACAAGCAGTTATCGAGGGAACGCAAGCTGCAACTGGTGGAGAATTCAGCCCTACAGACGTTGGCGTGGCAGCCATCACAGGCCCAGCAGGGCAGATTATTGAGCGAGTACCTCCGGTTGTGCAGGCTGTAAAAAGAGGCGTACAGAGCGCCACAGGCCGCGCACCTATGCCAATACCAGCGGCTGGTGCCCCAGTAGCACCAACGGGCATGGCAATGCCAGAGGTAGCGCCAGCAGTCCCAGAGATTCCAGTGGCGCCAGCTGCACCAGCAGTTGCTCCAATCGTTGCAGAAGTCACCGAAGAATCTGTCAATAATCTTGTTCAAAAAGCAGCAGGCACCGGATTCGGCTCTGCTGGCGCAAGAAACCGGCTGGCCGACCTTGCTCAAGTCAACGTGGCGGCCAAAGAAGCAGCCCAGCGACTTGGCATTGAACTGCCTGCCGACGTATTTAGTGACAACCCGCAAGTCCGAGCAGCCGCAGGGCTAACACGCTCAGTAGCCGGCGGCGAGGCTGAAGCAGGCTGGCGCAACACTGTTACACAGGCTGTTGACAAAGCTGACGATGTAATCAAGCAGTTTGATGCAACTTTTGTTGAAGGTGCTGTTGCGCCTGGCGTGGTCTCGCAAAAGATCAAGGACTCGCTGACAGCGACTCGTTCATCCCTTAACGCGCAGGCTGGCAAAGTTTACGATGCGGTTGACGCAGTGGTGCCAAGGACATCGGTGGTTGACCTGCCAAAGCTCAAAGCAACGCTAGACGCTATTAAAGCCGAAGTCACCGACGAAGGCATGTCAGCAGCCGAGCGCAAGTTGGCCAACATGATTGAGCGCGGTAATGTGACCTATGGGCTACTTAAACGCGAAAAAGGATTGATTGGCAAGGCGCTTAATAATATGGAGTCGCCCTACGGCAGCATGGCCGAGGCAGATCTCAAGCGTCTTTATGCCGCACTTGCTGATGACCAGCTGACAAACGTGGGTAATATTGGTGGCGAGGAATTGCGCAAGCAACTGCGTGGAGCTAACCTTATTTACGCCAAAGAGCGAGCATTAGGCAAGCGTATTGTCAATGCGTTTGGCCAAGACATCGAAGGCAGCATTGCCAATAAAATGCGTACCGCCATCACTGGCGCTGCTAAGGGAGACGCTGGCGATTTTAACCGCCTACTCAAGACAGTACCAGAAGACCTACGCAAAGAAACAATAGCCACTGCACTGGCATCTGTTACACGCTCTGCCAGAGGCGCTGAAAAAGGTGGCTTTGGTTTCTCAGAGTTTGCAACAATCTACCCAAAGCTACGAGCCAACCCACCAGTCTATAAGATTATCGTGGACACGCTTGGTAAAGATTCGTCTGTTGTTTTGCGTGACCTGTTTGAGGTCTCCAAACGGATTACTGATGCTAGAGCCAATGTCTTGACCACTGGTAAAGCAAATCAAGCATTTGCAAATGCCGAAGGTCTAATTGGCAAAGTCATGGAAAGCAGCATCACGCAGCGAGCCGCAACAGCAGCAACCGGCTTTATTCCAGGCGGTGGATTGGTTGCACCAGACATTATTAAATTTATGTCGCAAGGCGCTGAAGACCGAGTAAAAGCGGCAGGAAAGCTGTTTGCTGATGAGGGATTCCAGAAACTTGCCATTGAAGCCGCAACCAAGGGAGCACCAAGCGCAGCCACTGTTCGAAAAACAGCCGCTTCACCAGCATTTCAAAAGTTTGCTGATGCGGTTAAACTACCTAAAACGCTTGACGCGCGAATCCAGTATTTGCAATCGTCCCTTCAAGCCGAGCGCCAATTTGACCAGGAGACCCCATAAATGTCCGCACTATCAGTATCCAGCCCATTCCCAATTTTTACCGACATTGACGGCCAGCCGCTTGAAGCCGGTTACGTCTGGATTGGCACAGCTAACCTTGACCCACAAGTCAACCCCATTGCCGTCTATTGGGACGCAGCACTAACCATTGTGGCAGTGCAGCCCATCCGCACGCTTGGCGGCTACCCAGCCAACAGCGGCACGCCTGCGCGTCTGTACGTTGACAGCGATTACAGCATCAGGGTAATGAATAAAAATGGCAGCGTGGTTTATTCTGCGCCTGCTGCTACTGAGCGTTATAGCGATGTAGTTATCGGTGACATCAATGCAAGTACTGTTATTTATGACCCCGCAGGCACTGGGGCTGTGGCTACTACGGTGCAGACGAAGTTGCGGGAGATTGTGAGTGTCAAGGACTTCGGGGCTGTGGGTGATGGGGTTGCGAACGATACGGCTGCTTTTCAATTGGCCGCAAATGCTGGCGGCCAGATTTTCGTACCGTCTGGCACATACAAAATTGTGGGTGAAGTTATTTTTGGTAGCAACACTACTCTTGAAGTCGCTAATGGTACAACATTTGAGATGGATTGTTCTGGCCAAAACGGGCGTGGTTTTTATTTTGAAGAAGCCATAAATAGTGGCATAAGAGGTGATTTTGTTATTAACGCTTCTGCCACTTCTCTTGGTACGGATGGCAGCAAGAACTCATGTATTCAGTTTGGTAACGCATCAAATTCCGCTTCACCAAGCATTACGCAATTTTGTTTTGCAAGCGGCAGTATTGAGATTAACATCAGCGGTAGTCAAAATGTTAAAGGCATTTACCTAAGCGGGTATGTAGAAGATACTGTAATTGAAGGTGTTGCAGTGACTGGTTTTACCAACTTTGCCATCACAGCGCATTGGTCATCAAACCTATTCCCAGCATTGCCAACACAAACATGGCACGCTAATAACATTACTATTCGCAATTGCAAGATTTATCAAAAGTCTGGTTTTAGTAAACCATTAAGAGGATTTACATTCGCAGCATCTGGCAGAGTTGTAGTTGATAACTGTTACGCTGATTGCACGACACTTGGCTACAACTTATTTGTTGGTGACTACGGATACACCTATGCGCAAAACTTGACGCAAGACGAAAGCTATGATTTTACCGTAGCCGACTGTTTTATAACTGGCGAAGGTGGCTTTTCTGCCGATGCTGTAAGCTCTGGCGTGAACGGGTCGCCAGTTTGGAATGGTTTTGACCATAAAGCATCCGTCCTTGTCAATGGCTTTGAAGTTGACGCTAACAATCACTCAACAGGTTTAATCTTTGGTATTACGGGTCTAGACATAGGTA